AATGTCGCCGGCCGTAAAGGTGGCGTTGAATTCCATGTTCGGCTCGACGTCGCCGCTGAACGAGAAGTCAGTCACGAACCACTGGCCCTCGTAGGTGCCATCACCGGGGACGACGACCTGCGCATTGAAAACAGAGCTTGCGCGGACGTGGTTCATAAAGCCGTCCATGGCGGTGCTGGACACGAAGTTGCCAGAACCGGTAAACGTGCGGCTCGAAATGCCTGGACGGCTGGTCTTTTGAACGGGGCCGCCTGGATTCGTGCACGACGGAATAGTCGTATCGACTTCCGTGGCCGACATATTGAAACTGCGCGTCTTGAGACCGCAGAGGTTGGAAAATACTTCAGGATCTGCGCCATCGCCGACTTTAATCAGCAGTAGGCGACCAATCTGTTGACCGTCGGCCATATCATGTCTCCAAAAATGTGGTGGTTGGTTTGGTGGCCGACGCTAGGCGAGCGGCTTCTCGACGTAGGCAACGAAATCGATGACTGCGTGCGATGTGAGGCCGTCAGAATCACGAAAGGTCCGCGTCTGTCGGTGGTTTATTGACGTTAGGTGATTGGTGGGCAGCGCCAACAGCGCCAGGTGCAGGCTTTCGACAATCGCATCCGCGATGTTCTTGGCCTCCGGAAACCCTACCGCGCGCGACCATGCATGCATGGTCAGAAACACCTTGCCGCCACTGATGCAGGTTGCATCGTCGCGGATTGTTTGGGCTTCGCCAATCGTGACGTACGGGTATGTCACTGGTGTTGGCGGTTGGTCATAGATGCGCTTAGACACCAAAACCGCCAGAGTCGCGTCTGCCTTCAGGCGCGAAACAATCGCGACCTGCAACTCATATTCGGCTGAGGCCATTGTTCACCTATTTGAAGGCTTCGCGGAATGCCTTATTGATGGCGTTTCGCTTGATGCGGTTGGCAGTCGCCTGAAAGGCGCGCCATGTCGGCCAGATGTGCGGCTGTGCTGCCGTGCCTGGATGCAGGTGACCGTTTCCCTGCAAATGAGCAGAACGGCCCTTTACGGTTCCGCCACCGGGTGCGGTGTTGTGCGGCGCCGTACCATATTCCAGCCATCGCCAAAGAAACGAAGCAAACAAGCCTGCCGCATCTTTGTCTTTGGTCGGATTGTCGCTGAAGCTTTGCGCGTCAGGTTTGTTCTTCAAGAAGTCGCCTTCGATGCTTTCCGCATATTCCAGCGTTGCGCCTCTAGGAGCCACATTCCTGATTTTCTCCGCCGCCTCGTCGACAATTCGCAGATTGGCGTCAGCCGCGTATTTCAGAGCATTCGGCACAATGGCCTGCAGATCTCTTGTCAACTGCGCGCGACCACGCACTTGCGTCCTGAGCGCCATTACCGCACCCAAACTCCACGCTTCGTCACATGATGCGCCAGCCAATCCGCAAAGCGGTTCCGCCATGAGGCAACAGGCAACGAGTACCAAACAAGCCAGCCAATAAAGACCACGGCCCTGACCCACCAGTGCACGCCTAACGTCACCGTTGTCGAGCTCATGTCGCCACTCCCTGCGTTGCCATGAGCTCGATCCAAGCATTCTTGTTGCTGGGATCGACTGCGGCGGTGATGTTGAAAATGCGCGCCGGATTGCGAGCGTCGATGATGCGCCAGGACGTATCGACCTCGCGAGCCGTCGTACACGACCTAATGCGGATGATGTACGGTTGCGTTCCGGTCAGCCGAGCGGCAAGCACAGGCTCGCCGCCCTTAAGTGGGATGAGTTCTGCCTCGGCACTAAACATGGTGGCGAAGTCGCCAGACTGCTCATTGCCTGCGCCGTCATCAATCGTCTCGCGGCGCTGAAAGTTCAGCTTGTTCCGAAGCAATCCCGAACCCGGTTTCGTTGTCATCGCTATTCTCCTGCTTACCGCGGCGCTCAGCGACATCACCAGCGGCAGCGGCGCAGGCGCGCGTCACCTGATAGCGGCCATCCTTAAACGGGCCGCCATCCGGCTTAAAAACGATGGTGACGGCCGGCGTCACATGCCAGGAGAAACGCTCTTTGAAGCGCACCCACATCTTAGAGGGTTACGCCCGAGTCCTGCACGTCGATCGCGAGAACGGTCGCGCTCTTGGCGAGGCCGATCAGGATTGTATCCATGCCAGTCGCAAGATCCGCAACAGGGCAGATGCCGCCCGCAGTCGCAGATAGGTAGTAGGCAACGCCCGGCGTTAGCGTACCGCCGATCGTCACGTCGCCAGCCTTGGCAATCGAAACCGGCTGGTTCAGCGATGCGCCGTTGAGCGCGACGCCGTGAACCTGACGCGTACCAGTGCCGTTGTTGTCAGACAGCTTCCACTTGTTGACAGCGGAGTCGAAATAAATGGCCTTGCCGGCCACGATCGCCTCACCGGCTGTGCCGAGATCGCGCGTGGCGTTGGTGCCAGCCAAAACGTTGGCCGGGGTGATTACGATATCGGTCATGGGTGGCTCCTAACGGCTACGCGCCGCGCCTATGATTGGAGAGAAGCGAGTCAACTGCCATAGGCAGGTCAGCAAGCCCTTTTTGGTCTGTTGTGACGGCCTCTCGGTTCTCGAACCAATGACCAATAAGCAAAAGCATAGCCAGTTTCACCGCTGGCGGGACTTCGTCGTAACCGACAATCGCGGAAACGGTGATGCGAGAACCGCGCTGTGTTGATGGCCACTGCTTGCCATACGCTCGAACTATCTCGCCTTCCAGCGCCTCTGCACGAAGCTCGTAGTCAGAACTTGCCACGGTAGAGTCTGCGCCGTCTGGCGCGATATACGTCACCTCACTAACGGACTGAAATGGCGCCACGGATAGGCGCGAGAAATCGCACCAAGAGTCGCACTTAAGATCAACAATCTGCGTTGCGAGAAGAATATTGCAATATTTCTCTACGTGGTTGCGAGCCGCCGTAATCAGAATTTCGATGTAATCATCTTCATCTTCGAAATCGATACGCAACTGACGTTTAACGTCAGCAACGGACAGCGGCTCAGACGTCGCCGCCGTCGTTACTTTTGCCGGATACCACATCAGTCTTGCCCTTCCGACCGCGTCTTTCTCCAAACGGAGACGACACCGCGCGTTCAATCTTTTGCTCCGCTACGGGAACGGCGAACCCAGCAGCGACAAGGCGCAACGCCTCGTCCTGCGGAAAGTCGCGCTCATCTCCTGGCCCAAGCGAATAGAGTGAACCAGACAGGCCGACCAACATGCGGATAATCACGGGGCGATGATGCCTACGCCACGCAAAGCAGCGAGCACCAAGTTAAGCGCCGTGCCTGCCGACGTGCCGTCAGTTGCGGGTGTAATGTTGGCAATCGCAGCAGCCTGCGTGCCGCTATTCGTCACAATCTTACCGCCGGTAAGAACCTGAACGGCACCTCCGGATTCAACGACGAGAGTGTCGCCGCCGAGCGAATTATGCACTTTTGAGCTAAAGTCGGACATTTTATTTCCTTTTTATGGGAATGGGCGGCCATTCGCGACCGCCCCAATCCGATTAGGCCTGGATCAAGTGCTTCACAGCAGCCTGATCGCCGAGTTCGCCATCCAGATAGATGAGGCCAGCGATGCCCAGGTCAGGCCAATAGCTTTCGCGCTTGACGCCAATCATCGGAGAACCGACCTTGCGAACGTAGTACTTGCCGAAGTCACCGAACAGCATGGTCTTGTTGCCGGTAGCCAGCGAAGCCATTGCCTGGTTGATGCTGTAGCGATAGCCAAGGATCGAACCAGGCACGCCGTTCTGCACGTCGCCCATGGTCCAGATATAGCGACCGTCACCGTCCTTGAGCTTGCGCAGAGCGGCAAGCGTCAGGTCGTTGAACATGAAGCGAACCTTCGGAGAGGCGCGATATGCCGGGTCGACGGAATGAACCAGATCAATGATTTCGTCGTAGGTAACGGCAGCTACTGCGGCAGCCGTCTTGCCGAGAGTGGACGCGGTGACGATGCCGTTTGGATCGCCAGTGCCGTCGCCAGTCGTCAGTTCGATATTCGCGCGTCGGCCAAGGCGTTCGCCAAGAAGCTGGCCAAGCAGGCTTTCCATATTGAAGATGGAGTCGCGAGCCAGTTCGAGCGAGAACTTAACCCATTCGGTATCGTAGCCGTAGGCTTCCAGAGACTTCTGGCCGAAAGCAACGTCCTTGCTGTTGTCGTCCGTCAGTGCGGCGCCTTCAACGTGCTGCACAACCGTGCTTGCGGTATCGTTGACGGTCGGGATCTTGATCGTCACGCCATTCGAGGTCGAGATGGTCGTGCAGATGTCTTCGTCGTACATCGGACCCCAAGCCTTCATGGACTTGACGATCTGGTTGGACAGCTCCACAGGAACGGTGTAGCCACCTGAAGTGGTCGACGTACCCTGCGTGGAAACCTGTACGCGCTTTTCAGACGGAGCAACGACGCCAGCCTTCAGCACTGCGCGCTCTTCGCCGGAAAGCTCGTCGAGCGATGCACCGGAAGCGAGGTACTTGTAGAATACCGTGCGGTATTCAAGGGCAACGCCTTCATCCTGGCCGCGCTGTTCGCCGTCCGAGCCGTTCGGTCGCTTCTTGGCGCGCTCTTCAACGGCACGATCTTCGAAACGCTTCTCGATATCGGCAAGCTTCTGCTCGCGCTCAATCAGCTTTTCGACCTTATCGAATTCTGCCATGATGGTGTCGTGGCGAGTGTCAAGCTCAGCAGCGCGCGCTTCGTCGGTGTTTGCCTTGATGGCATCAAGCGCCTCGCGAGCCTGCGCGACCAGAGATCCGCGCTTTTCATTCAGGTCTTTAACAGACATGGATAATCCTTTCGGGGAATGAAAAAGGCCCGCGTGCGCGAGCCTATGGTTTTGATGAAAATGGCAGGACAGTCGTCCGGCCCTCCGGCTAAGGCCGGGTGACTACGAAGCGCCCTGCCGGATGCCCCGAATTCGCTGCTCCATGGCGGCACGCTTTTCAGCTACTCGCCTAGCCGCAGCTGCGGCATTTTCTTCCTTGCGGCGCTCCGCCTCAGCGCGCTCGCCACCATCTGCCCTTGCCGCCTCAAGCGAGCGCAGGCCGATCGTCGTGTCTTCGTATGCCGGCCACGCTACGGCGGACACTTCTTGAAGCTCAAGCTTCTCGATGGTACGCACTGGTGTGTCGCCGGTCTCGTCCCAAGTTTCCTTGGTGACGCGGAAGCCGAAGCTCATGCCGCTGATGTCGCCGCGCTCCACGAGCACCCAAAGGTCATTGCCATCGGTTGTGTCCGGCACATCAATTTCAACACGAAGCCCAACGCCATCCTCGGCAAGCCTAAGTGTCCCGCTCTTGGTGCGCCCGATAACCCTGCCTGGATCGTGGTCGACGAGAGCACGGATATCTCCATTGATTGCATCGGTGAAAGCACCGGGAGAAATCTTCTCTTGAAAATATCCGCCAATATTGGCTAGCCGATCAAACTTGGCCGCATAGCCGACAAGCGTGCGCTTGTCATTTTCTGCGCGCACCTCAACCCCTAGGCAAGATGCGCGCTTTTCAATGTTGGTTGTCATGCGGCACCAGCCTCATCATCGGAATTGTTATCGTTTGCCGGCTTCGGCTGTTTTTCATTCGCGCCTGCAGCGTTCTGCTGGCCGTATGTCGCCGTACCAAGGGGAGCCGTAGCACCCTGAAGAAACAAGTCGTTTCCATGAGGCATAGCTGGACGATTATCCAGAGCCCTA